GGGGAAAGACATTGCCGGCACCCTTAAGGGAGGCTCTGGCAATAGGGGCTATTCAGACCCCAGCGACGGCAACGGCGGCGGATTAGTTGTTTCAGGTCTTGCAAGCGGGAAGCAAGTGACGGGTCCGCTATGCGCGAACGCTGAAACGAAGTTATTTTTAGGGAATCAGGAAGCATTCAGCGGCGACTATCACGTTGTTAGCTATGGCATTCAGGCGAATATCATTGACCGCAAGCCTGAAAACGGCGGCAACGGTTTGGGTGTTTCTGAAGAAACTGCCTCGACCCTGACAAAAATGGATCGCCACGCTGTTGCAACATGCCTGTCGTTTGAACCAGGTGCAACGTCGCGGCTGGGTGGTGCTGGGCGCGTTTCAGAAACGTGTTCGACCATTCGTTCTGAAATGGGTGACAATCAACCCGCAGTTTTGACCGCAAGCGGAATCCGAAGATTCACGCCTATAGAGTGCGAGAGATTACAGGGCTTTCCCGACGATTACACGCTTATCCCAAGGGGCAAGAAGCTTTCCGCTGACGGCCCGCGTTATAAGGCGCTTGGAAACAGCATGGCCGTGCCGGTAATGCACTGGATAGGACAGCGCATTGATATGGTGGAAAAGGAAATCAAATGATTGATTTCAGAATAGCATTGTGAAAATATATAACTGCGCCCAGCGCAAACAAATGGGGTGGATAGGCTTAGCGGCCGAAAAGTGTGTTCTCTGGCATACCTGCCACCTCCAACCATCACAGAGGCCCACCAGAGGGGGAATAGAATATGGCATATGACTGGTTTCCATTTTCGGTTGCGGATTATCGTCGCGACACCAAACACCTGACCGCAGAGCAGGATGGCATATATCGCCGCCTTATAGACGAATATATGTTTGAAAGACAGCCACTTATAGACAATGACGTTGCCCTGGCCCGCATCGCTGGTGTGAGCCTCGATAGCTGGGGCATAGCAGCAGCTATACTACGGCCATACTTTTTTGTCGAAAATGGTCGCCTCCGGCACAAAAGATGCGACGAAGAACTACGAAAACAGGACGAATACGCCAAGATCGCATCGGAAAAAGGCAAAAAAGGAGCTAAAAAACGATGGGGGAAAGATAATAAAAAACAAAGGGTTAATGGCCCGGGCATAGCAACAGCCATAGCCACGGCTATAGCACCAGCTATGCCACACCAGACACTTTCTTCTCTTAAGAAAGAAAAGAAAGACACCCCCTTACCCCCTAAAACTGTGGATAACTCGAAACCGTTGCCCGGTGTCGGTGCTGTTCCCGATGGGAAAGGGGGAAGTCAAGGCTGGAAGGGAAGGATCGAACTCCACCTCAAGGACGGAGATATCGAGGCCGCAAGGAAAGAAGCGCCGGGATGGGATATTTACCACCTGATGAGAGTTTACGACGAGGGTGTAGCCACACGGGGCGCACCGAGCAACCCGCCGGCCGCATTCTTGGGATGGCTGCCCAGCTACACGAAGAGAAAGCCGCCTGATTGAACTATCCGGAAATGCCGGATGGTTGAATAAAACCCAGAAAAAACAAGGAGAAAGTCCATTATGAGAAAGCGATACCCCAGAAAACCCCATGTTCCCCGAGACGAAAACGGGGAAGTGAACGTTCGTGAATTCCTGAAGGCCACCTGCAAGCCGCCGAAGCCAAAGAAGATTGGAAGGCCTAAAAAAGTGGTCCGTGGCCCCTATGGTCCCCGCAAGCCTAAACCGATCGTGGTTGAGTGAAAAACGAAACCAGTTTACAGAAAGTGTGCAAAGTGCTAGAAATTGAACTATCAACCTTTTCCCGATGAGGGTTCGTGGCTAAAAAAAGAAGCCGACAGGTTTACCCGAGATTGGTTAAACGTCTGGTTTATGGGAAAATCCAGGACGTTTTGTTAGTCGAACCTGCAACGGCACTATTCCCCAGCCAGCTTCAATACCCCATCGGCGAAGAGGCGGAATACGGCAAAAATGAATAAGGAAACGTTGAAAAGTGGTTAATTATCAAGGGACTTCAGGACACGAAGGAAACAAAAGCCCGAACACCAGCACGAGGTTTGGCGGTGAAAATGCCCCCGTGCATTCTTCGGAAGTTCGCCGCAAAAACGCAAAGCCGGGGTCTATTCGCCACTCAATCCGCCACTTCGCAGAGGTTAAGCTGACACCAGAGGAAATTCTGGACATGCAAGAGAACCAGCTGGTGCTTGTAATTCTGGGAAAGCCCCGCGCAACACCGGCAGAAATTGGTGCCGCACGTCAGCTTTGCCGATACCTGAAAGATTGCGCATCTGCCGAGTTCCTGAGCGATCAGATCGACGGAAAACTGCCGAATACGAACTACAACCGCGATTTCTCAGTGATCGCAGATATGACGGAAGAACAGCTGAATGAGTTCATCAAAAATAACGCGGATGCTGGAGCAGAACAAAGCCACGAAGCAGCAGATTGTGGCGGCGATAATGGAGAAGCAGAGGCGGGCTCAGATTCGGGAAATGCTTCAGTCGAAAAGACAGGCGAAGCAGAAACCGGAAGTGTCGCCAGCGTTCCAGTTCCTTTACCAGACGCACACTGATTCCGGGGAGCGCGCTCGCTTCAAGGTCGCAAAAGGCGGACGCGGCAAAGGGGCATCCTGGGCGATTGCGGACCGCTTGCTTGAAAAGGCCACAACACAAAACAGCCTGATTCTCTGCACCCGGGAAGTGCAAAACTCCATTGCGGATTCGGTACATCGCCTGCTTCGCAACCGCATCAAGGCGCTGGGCTATTCCGAGTTTTTTGACATCACGGAGAAGCGTATCCGCAGCCGCATTTCAGAATCAGAGTTTATCTTCCGCGGCCTGAACGATTTGAGCGTTGAAACCGTTCGATCGATGGAGGGCATTACCGATGTTTGGGTGGCGGAAGCAGAAACGCTGGGCGCAAAATCATGGATGGTACTGGAGCCGACCATCAGAACGGAAGGCTCAACGATTTACGTCGATTATAACCCGGACACGGAATACTCGCCAACCAACATCAAGTTCACCACGGAATGCCCGAGCAACGCAATCGTGAAGCATCTCACCTTTGCCGATAATCCGTTCTTTCCGTCAGAACTTGAGATTCTCCGAAAACAGGCGTTTGACCGCATCGCGAAAGCGACGAACGATGAAGCCCGCGAACAAGCAACGCTGGACTATAACCACGTTTGGCTAGGGCATACGCGCAAGGTTTCTAAGGCCAGTATCTTTGGCGCTTATCATATCATCGAATCATTCGAGCCTAACGTCGGACAGGATATCTGGAATGGTCCCTATGATGGAGCAGATTGGGGTTTCGGGTCGGACCCTACCGTCCGCATCCGGTGCTGGGTGCGTGAAACGGCCGGCGTTACTTCGGGCCGCAAGCGATACCTGTGCATTGAGCGGGAGGCATACCTTGCGGGATCTGATGGCATGTCGCTCCAATTGCAGCAGCTACCCAAAGAGTTCGATAAATTCCCTATGAGCCGGGAAACCAAAATCTACGCCGACAACGCGCAGCCGCAAACCATCGGATACATGAAAAATCAGGGCTTCAATATCGTTGGTGCCGATAAGTGGAAGGGAAGCGTTGAGGACGGCATTGAGCACATACGGGGAACCTACGACATGATCATCGTGCATCCCCGCTGCACATACACGGCGAAGGAAATGCAGATTTATTCGTATAAAACGGACAAATTGACGGGCGAAGTGTTAAATGACATAATCGACAAACACAACCACTGCATCGACGCGATCAGGTATAGCCTTGATAAGTTGATACAGCGCAAAAAAGGAGCGCACCTCTTTGGATAAATTCTTTAAAGCATTTCTGAAGAAGCGCACACCAACGCCACCAGCGCCAGCAGACCAGAATGAGCCCACGGTTCGCAACAGCACTTTCGGCACCGGCAGCTATGAAGAAAGCGCCGGAAATTACCGCAAGCTTCTGAAGCGCCAGGTTGACGCCATGGGCAAAACCTTCCAGCGCGGAGTCGAATCCCTCAAAGTCGTGGGCGGAACCGATAGCATCGCCCTTGATGAAATGTATCCCGATTTGACCCAGGCAAAGCTTGCCAACAGCCGCGCCGGATATCTGCCGATCCCGCAGCTTGAATGGTACGCGGCACAAGGCTTCATAGGCTGGCAGATGTGCGCGATACTGTCGCAGAACTGGTTGATCGATAAAGCGTGCGGCGTTCCTGCCCAGGACGCGGTTCGTAACGGGCACCGGATTCTATTCGATGATGGCGCGGACCTTGATCCGGACGTTCTGCATGCCATGCGCAACTATGACCGCCGCATGAATATTCCCCAGAAAACGCGGGAGTTCATCAAGAAGTCGCGCATATTCGGCATCCGCATCGCGATATTTCTGATCGACGGCGTGGATTACGAAGCGCCATTTAACCCGGACGGCATCAAGCCGGGCAGCTATCGCGGCATCACGCAGGTTGATCCCTACTGGATGGCACCCGAACTGGATGCAAATGCAGCGGCGAATCCGGCATCAAAGGAGTTTTATGAGCCAACATGGTGGAATATTAACGGCAAGCGTTATCATCGCTCTCACCTTGTTATCACTCGCTGCGGCGATGAAGTGGTCGATCTTCTCAAGCCATCCTATTACTACGGCGGCATCCCTGTTCCCCAAAAAATATACACCCGAGTTTACGCTGCCGAAAGAACCGCCGATGAGGCTCCCCAGCTGGCATTAACAAAGCGCCTGATGGCCCTCCATACCGATACAACGCAATGGTTCGGGCCTGATTCGAAGGCCGCCGCGCAGATGCAGCAATGGATGGAATACCAGAACAATTTCGGCGTGAAGGTCGTTGGCACAGACGACAAGGTTGAGCAGTTCGATACCAGCCTTCAAGGCCTTGACGAAACGATCATGACTCAGTTTCAGCTTGTGGCATCAGCCGCCAACATGCCGGCGACGAAATTGCTTGGTACTTCGCCCAAGGGCTTCAACGCCACGGGCGAATATGACGAATCGAATTACCACGAAGAACTGGAATCGATTCAGCAGAACACGGCCACACCATTCGTTGAGCGGCATCACCTTTGCCTGTGGCGCTCCGAAATAGCACCGAAGTTCCGCCTGCCGGTCAATCGCAAGCTGGAAATAATCTGGAATGCAACCGACTCCATGACGGCCAAGGAAGAGGCGGAAGTGCAGGAAATCAAATCACGCGCCGCGCAGAATTACGTCAACGCTGGCGCGATCGACGGCATCGATGTCCGCAAGAATCTGATTAAGGACCCCGAAAGCGGATTCACTGGGCTGGCCGAGGTATCTGAAGAAAACCCCGACGGCGTACCGGTGAAGGAACAAGTCGAGGAAACCAAAGAAGATGGCATGAACGAAGCACAGGATTCCGTTACCGCTGCGGGGATTCTTTACCGGGCGGGGGAGCGGTTTCTGCTTATGAAGCGGCAGGACGATGCGGTGCACGGCGGAACATGGGCGGCACCAGGCGGCAAGCTTGAGGCCGGAGAATCCGCACTGCAAGGCGCATGTCGAGAGTTCCTTGAAGAAACCGGAAAGGCCGTTTATCGCGCGCACCCGTTATGGAACGGCGCTGAATTCGCCTGCTTCTGTGCATACGGCGAGGAATTCATTCCGCGCATGAATAACGAGCATACGGCTTATGTCTGGTGTTCAATCGCTGATTTGCCGACGCCGCTGCACCCAACCATGCTTGAGATATTCGAAGCCAGTGGAGAAACGCCGATATATGCGGCCCAGGGATAACACTTGCCAGCCGTCGCATTTAGTGGGAAAATAAAGCCATGCTGAAATCATTCCAGATCGAAATCGAAGCATCCACGCTTTATGCGGTCGCTGAAAAATCAGTTCCGGGTACCAGCGCCCAGACCGGCAGCGCATCGCAGCTGCGCCCGAATATTCAGGTGGCTGGTTTTGCAGGCGATGTCTACGGCTCACAGGTGCAGCCCGACTCCCCGCCCGCCGGGATGACCAAGCTTTTCGACGGCCTCATCAATATCGCGGCCTTTGCCATTATCCCAAATTACCTCTACATTGACCCGGTTGCGGATGATCCGACCGCCATCATTTTATCAAGCGTTCAAGCGGAGGAAGTATAAATGCCACGTCCCGCAGGATTAAAAGACTATCAGGAAGTTCTGGAACCCGGCGTTCTCTATAGCGTCTGGGCGCAGCCATCCTTGAGCAGGATCGTCGCTGACGGTTCTGCCGCACAGCTTGCTCCGAGTATCGAAATTGTGGGTGACACCAGCAACGTGCGTGGCTCACAGATTGACCCGGGCGACACACCGACAGACATGCCAGTTATGTTCGCCAACCTTGAGGGCATCTCCGCGTTCACGGTGGTTCCGAATTATCTGCATGTGGACGGGACGCCAACCTCTATCGTGCTTTCCGGCGTTCGGGCTATTGCCATCAAGTTCCTGGCCGCTGCCACTGAAATCGAAATGTTTGTCGACGCCCCATTGATATTGGATTAAGGAGAAAACCATGACCGCAACTTTTGGCAATGCCGCCGCAAATGCAATGCTTACCACGCTGGCCGGGCAGGCGCTTTTCGTGTCCCTGCATAGCGCAACCCCCGGAACTACCGGTGCCAGCGAATTGTCAGGCGACGGCTATGCGCGTCAGGCCGTGACCTGGAACGCAGCAACCGGTCAGGCTATCACGAATGATGGCGATATCGTATTTGGCCCAGCTTCCGCCGAATGGGCCGAGGCCACATACTATGGGCTGTGGAGTGCAGTAACCGGCGGAACGTTTATCGCTGGTGCCGCACTGGCTGATCCGGTGACTGTGCCAAATGAGGGTAGTGCAACCTTCATTGATACAACGCTCGAAATGAGTCTGGCCGCGCTGTAACCATGCCATGCCCGAACTCCTGACCAAAAAGAAACGGGTCTGGGCCGCACGACGCAAGCCAAATCTCATACAGGGAGCGCCGCTCAATCTTCCGAGCGTTCTTGAAGCAAAGTTTTCCGCCCAGATCGACAAGCAGGTTGAGGCAATGAGTGCTGGCGTGACCGCCGCCATAAAGCGGTTTTTCAATGGAGAGACAGCAGAAGAATACTTCGACACGGCACAGGATGATTCCGTGGCGTCTCAAGCAAAGATTCTCACGAACAAGCTGATGCGGAAGTTCAACGGTATATTCTCCGACTTCGCGGAACGTGCCGCTGAAGCGCAAATGAACCAGATCAACCAGGCATCCAGTTCTGCAGTGCACACCTCGCTTAAACAATTGAGCGGTGGCCTATCGCTGCCAACAACGGCCTTTTCCTCCGACATGACGCAGATATTGAAAGCATCCACGATTGAAACCGTGAGCCTGATAAAGTCGATTAGTGTGGATTATTTGTCGGAAGTTCAGCAAGCAGTTGTGCGTAGCATAGCATCCGGGCGAGGTCTTGCGGATCTAGTGCCGTTTCTGGAGAAACGCAAAGAAATAACCGTGCGACGGGCACGCATGATTGCTCACGATCAAACCAGAAAAGCATACAACAACCTTAACCGCGGACGCATGGAAAAGCTAGGACTTAAAAAGTTCAAATGGCTGCACACCGGCGGTTCTGCGCATCCCCGCAAGCTGCATCAAATGCTGAATGGATTGGTGTTCTCATTCGATGACCCGCCGATCATTGACGAAAAAACCGGCGAGCGGGGCATTCCCGGGCAGGCGATAAACTGCCGCTGCAGAATGCAAGTGGTGCTGGATCTTGAAAACTAATCAGCAGCTATACGCGATATGCCGCGCCGGACTTGATCCTGTTGGCGAAATGATGCTGGACAGCGCCCGCGTTTGGGCCACGGCGGGAAAGGCTATTCCATCAGCGTATCTTTCGCGTATAATGAAAAGGAAGAAAGAGGACAGCGATGCAATCTGATACCGAATATCAATCCATGCGGCAAGAAGATCAAAACGGATACGTCACGGTCCGTGATAATCCGATCATTCGCGCCGGAGTATTTCCTTATCGTGGATCACAATTGCCCGACGGAAACCCTGATATTATCTACAACGTATTGCGCCCGCTTGAGGAACTGACAAAAACTGAAACACTGGAAAGCCTGAAAGGTCTGCCCATCATTGATGAGCACGAAATGCTCGGTGAAAACTATGCACGCGGACCCGAAGAACGCGGTGTGCATGGCGCAACTTTAGAGAACATTGCGGTGAGCGGAAACGATATTTTGGCCCCGCTTCGCATCTTCTCAAAAACGCTTAAAAGCCTTATAGATTCAGGGAAAAAAGGTCTTTCTCTTGGCTACCGTTGCCGCTTCGAAAAAAGTGTTGGTGAGTTTAACGGCATGCTGTACAATTATATCCAACGCGACATTCGCGGGAATCACCTGGCGCTAGTCTCACAAGGACGAAACGGAACGGTAGTTTTAGATTCTAGCGACGTATTCGATGAGTTTGACATAAACATGAAGGAGTTCTCTCAGATGGCCGACGAAACCAAAGCGACAACGGAAACCGAATCGAAGGAAACCGACGGCGAAAAAGCGGTCCTCACTCTTGCGGAAGTGCATGCCTTTATGAAAGAGCATGCTCCTATGTGGCAGGAACTCCAGGCGCTCATGAACTCGGAAACTTCCGAAGAAGAAAACGCCGCCCTTGATGGCGACACCAAAGAAACCACAGGCGACCAGAAAGCCGAAGATGAACCCGACTCGGAGAAAAAGGACATGAAAAAGGACGACAAGGCAGAAGACAAAAAAATCGCCATGGATGCCGCAGTAAGCGAAGCCGTCGCGAAAGAAATGGGCAAGTTCCAAAAGAACGCGCTCAAATCGTTGCGCAGCGATATCTCGGCACGTGACTCTCTGGCAAAACGCCTTGAGCCACATGTCGGCACCTTCGCACATGATGCAATGGACTCCGCAGAGGTTGCGGCGTATGGCGCGCAAAAGCTAGGCCTCTCCGTTGGTGCTGGCGAAGCAGTCGTGGCTGTCAATGCGTATCTGTCCGCTGCGGAAAAATTCAAGAGCGGACCGACCTTCGCCATGGATTCGACCCTAAACCATAAACCAAAAGCCGGCGGAAAACTTTCCGCAACCCTCGAAAAAGCAAGCGCATAAGGAGCAACCACCATGGTACAAACCATCCAAGCCACTGTAGCAATTTATAACGCCGCTGGCGTCCCCGGCGATCTCGCTTTCGACGGCCCGATCCGTGCGAAAGCATACAACCTCAATAGCGCCTCCGTTCCAAACGTTGTCGGTTATGCATACACCATTCTCTCGGCTGCAAATCCGAATCCGGCTGGTGGTTCAGGCAACGGTGCTTCGGCGCGCGCAGGCGGAACCGGTGTATTTGCGGGCATTCTGCAAAACCCAAAAGCTTATCCACTCTATGGCACCACGGGCGATCCTCTGGCACCATCGCTGGTGGTTCCCGAGGACTCCATTGGTGATTTGCTCACCATGGGTGAAATCTGGGTGAATCTGCCTGGACCTGCTGAACCCGGCGATCTGGTAACATATGATCCGCTGACCGGCGCGCTGAACAGCATCGCTCCGGAAGTAGTTTTCGTTGGCGACTCCTCGACCACCACGCTTACCGTGGACTCGATCACAAAAGGTGCCATCTATATCGGCATGCAAGTGGTGGGCGCAAACACGGTTCCTGGCACTTATGTCACTGCATTCGGCACGGGCCTCGGTGGTACTGGCACCTACACCATCAACGTTTCGCAGTCGATAACCGCTAATTCCGCGCTCACCGGCATCAACAAACCAGCGCCAGCTTTCAGCGCCACGGGCTCGATCGCGGCGGACAGCACCAACCCATCGATCATGACGATCTCTGCGGTCGGTTCTGGCACTCTGCGCATCGGCGATCAGGTGTTCGGCACGGGCGTTCCCGATAATACGGTGATCGTCGGATTCGGCACTGGCGTTGGCGGCACGGGTACTTATACCGTCAACCAGGTCGGTTTAACCGTCACCTCCACGACGCTCACCGGTCCGGCGAACCTGCTGGTTCCAAACGCTGTCGTGGACATCTACGGCGCGAACACGCTCGGCGGCGTTGCTGCTATCAAACTGACCAACTAATCGAAGAGGAAAAAACACCATGCGCAGCAACAGCATTACTACCTCGCCACACAGCATCAAGCAGGTATCCCCTACTCACCAGCATTTCTCGGGCCGTTATTTCCAAGAGAATGCCAACGGCCTTCGCGTTGATCGCGATTACGTCATGGATGAAATCGAGGCGCTGCTCCCCGCGATCGGCGTCGGCTTCAACCGCGGCGTTCTCGAAAAATTGGCTGATTATGCAATGGATACTATTGCCCAGCTTCCAATTACTGCCTCGATCGCGACACCGATTCAGTTCCTCCAAAACTGGCTGCCCGGCATCGTGGAAGTCATCACGGCGAAACGCTCGATCGATGAACTCACGGGCCGGACAACGGTAGGCTCCTGGGAAGACGAGCAGATCGTCCAACAGGTAATGGCGCTCACCGGTGCGGCTCAACCTTACCAGGATACCACAAACGTTCCCCTGGCATCGTGGAACCAAACCTTTGTCACCCGGACCGTGGTTCGTTTTGAACTCGGCTTGCGCGTTGGCAACCTGGAAGAGGCACGTTCCGCCCGCGTCCGCGTGGATTCCGCAGCTTCGAAACGCACTTCTGCGGCTCTGCAGCTTGAAATTCAGCGTAACGCAGTCGGTTTCTATGGCTATAACTCCGGCACCGGCGGCACTTACGGGTTCTTAAATGATCCGAACCTGCCAGCTTATGTGAACAACCCGAACGGCGTATGGGCAAGCGCTACCTTTGCGAATATCCAGCAGGATCTTCTCACAGCGTTCCAATTGCTCCGCACGCAATCACAAGGCCGCATCACGCCAAACAAGGACGCGCTCACGCTGGCGCTACCTACCGCATGCATCGATTATCTGGCGACGACGACCGATTTTGGCATGTCCGTATGGGCGTGGCTGAAAGAGTTCTATCCGAACGTCCGCGTTATCGATGCCGTCCAGCTTAACGGTGCAAACGGCGGCGCAAACGTGTTCTATGTCTACGCCGACAAAGTTGCAGATTCCGGAACCGACGATCAAAACACCTTCGTTCAGATCGTTCCGGCAACCTTCCAGATGCTCGGCATCCAGAAGCTTGCAAAAGGCTATGAAGAAGATTACAGTAACGCAACAGCCGGCATTTTGTGCAAACGCCCATATGCCATTGTTCGCATGACTGGAATCTAATCCCTGGAGGAAAAATGCCGCACATCATATCGACGCTGACCAACTCGCAACAGATAACCGAATGGAAAAAGCCGCAGGAAACTCCCGGCAAATTATCCTCCCCCGCTGTAAAAGGCCGGTCTTCTGTTTTGATTAAGGGCACGATTGGTGCATCGGCTGGCGGACTTCAGGCACAGGGCGGAGTGGTAACGCATGTTACTGACGACGAACTGGAATTCCTGCAGCGCCAGCCGTCCTTCCAGCAATTTGTGGCGCGCGGACATTTTCGCATCGTGGCAAAAGAACCAACTCCAAAATCGATAGACAAGATCGTGGATGAAATGCCTCGTGATGATGGCTCTGTCGGTGGCGAAAATGGCGAAGAAATTGCCGGTTCCGCGCAGCTTTCCCAAGAAGAGGGCGACTTCGAGGCGGGTGGCCGAGCCGCTGGTCCGGCGCCGGATGAATTGAAAATCGTTTAAGCGATCGGGAGGTCGTTAAAATGGCGACCCTTTATTACAACGACGCTTATTTCCGCGCCCTGTTCCCGGCTTTCAATAGCACGGTGCTTTATCCGTTGCTGACGATATCGGCCCAATGGGACATGGCTTCTGGCTATATCACCGATAATACATTCACGGCATGCGTCGCCGGGATGACGCCGAAACAGCAGGTTGGCGCCCTAAATCTGATGACGGCGCATTTGCTTTACCTGAACAATCTTGCGGCCAGCGGCCAGCCATCAGGGGTTGTCACGGGAGCCACGATTGACAAGGTTTCCGTTACGCTACAGCCGCCACCCGAGCCTAACCAGTGGCAATGGTGGCTGAATCAAAGCCCATACGGGGCACAATTGCTTGCTCTGCTGCAAGTCGCCGCTGCCGGCGGGCGCTACTACACAGCGGGCGTTCCTGTCGTTCCAGCCTTCAGGCGGTAGCCATGACAACGGAACTGAAAAACGACAATCCAAACGCCTTCGCACAACTGGCCGATACGTTGAAGGCCATGGACGGAATAACCGGCAAGGTCGGCTGGTTTGAAAACTCGTCTTATCCGGACGGTACGCCGGTCGCATATATCGCCTCAATTCAGGAACTTGGATCACCTTCGCAAAATATCCCGTCCCGGAGTTTCTTCCGATCGACGGCGCTGGAAAAAAACCAGCAATGGCACGAACTAGCAGCATCAATATCGGCCAAGGTCCTGAAAAAAGAGATCACGCCGGAACAAGGAATGGAAATGCTTTGCCTGCAGGCCGAAGGCGACGTTGCCGGAAAAATTGCAACGATCACGGCCCCGCCCCTTTCCCCGATCACCCTGGGCGCGCGGAAATATCGCCAGATGGGCAAAAAGGTGACGGGCCGGACGATCGGGGAAATCGCCCGCAAATTAAAAGAGGGAACGCTTGATGTTTCCGGCGTATCGACCAAGCCTCTTGTAGACAGCGCAGTGATGGTCAACACCCTAACTTCAGTGATAGAATCATAATGGTTCCAGGCCTCAACATTTTATCAATAGCCAATCGCGTGATCGCTCCGCAAACCATGCAATATAGGCCGTTCGTGAGCCGCCTGGCGAATTCCGTCGGTGTCTTCGTTACGACCCATGGAACGGCTGTAACGATCAAAGCAAACCTGCAGCCTGTGCCCCGGTCACGCTATGAAAATATGGGCCTGGATTTCCAGAAAAACTATGCGGTTATCTTCGTTCAAAAGAACGTCATCGATATCGCGCGCGACGTGACCGGCGATCAGTTCATTTACTGCAACAAGATATTCGAAGCACAATCCCGCACGGACTGGTTTAATATCGACGGATGGGACCAGGTGCTTTGCGTGCAGGTGCCGGCATGATTACAGATAATCAGATTTACATACTGCTGATAAGCACGATCCAGGCGGCAGAGCCGGATTTCGGAGTTCCGAACGTGAGCGGACAGCCGGGAATTCCGGTGCTGCAATCTTTTCAGCCGACGCAGCAGGGCGTTCCGACCGGCCCACGCGCTTTTCTGCAGATTGTCGGACAGCAGCGCATCGGACAGACGCAGAAATCGGACATTTATGACGAAGAAGCCGAGGAAATGATTCATCAGGAAACGCAGCAAATGCTCACGCAATTCCAGGTTTCCGCGTTGTCTACCCAGGACCCGGCCAGCACGACGCAATATACTGCCGCCGATATTGTGAATCTGGTGGCGATGATCCTCCAAAACCAGCAAACCGTTGAAGCGTTGGCCGCGCAAGGCTTCGGCCTGCAGCTTGCCAGCCCGACGCGAAACCCGAAGTTTTTGGACGACCGCGATCGGTTCGAAGCCAGCCCCAGCTTCGATTTCAACATCACTTATAACTTGATTGTCACGCGCTCGCAAAACGTGTTACAATCAACAGAACTCAGAATTATCCCAGTCTAACGGAGAGTAACCATGGCAATCCCTATTACCCGATATGTAGATATTACCTCCGGCGTCGGCGCTGCCGCGGCGCTCGGCGCACGCGAACTGGTCGCTCGCCTGATTAGCGATAACCCGCTTATTCCAACCGGCGAAGTGTTAAGCTTTTCGAATCTGAATGACGTGGCTGATTATTTCGGCTCCGACAGCGAAGAATATGATTATGCCGCAGCCTATTTCGGATGGATTTCCAAAAACATCACGACCCCGCCATCCCTGCAATTCGTGTTCTGGCCGGAAGCAGCAACAGCACCCCTGATCTATGGCCTTTCCGGTGCCCAGACATATAACGCTTACACGGGCATCAGCGCCGGAACTTTCACCCTGCAAATGGGCGCGTTCACCTACACGCTGACCGGCCTGAACTTTGCGTCTGCAGTATCCCTGGCCGACGTTGCTGCAGTGGTCGAAGCGGCGATTAATGCGAAAACCGGCGGCGGTGCATTGTGGACCGCAGCAACCGTAACCTGGAATTCGACGCGTCAATCCTTCGATCTGGTCGGCGGCGCTACCGGTGCGGCAGTGATTTCGGTAACGGCAGGCGGCGGCGGCGGCGACGTTGCGGCCCAGCTTGGCTGGTTGTCCCCTTCCACGATCTTGTCCGACGGCAGTGCGGCGCAAACCGTCACGAACTTCCTTGTTGATCTGGTGCAGGCCGATAACAATTTCGGTTCATTCGCGTTCCTCGCCAGCCTGGCGCTGACGATTGATGATGTAGAAGACGCCGCAATCTGGAACGATGCCCAGAATAATGATTTCATGTATAGCGTGCCAGTGAGTGCGGCAAATGCAACGGCATGGTCCGCGGCACTGATCGGTTATTCCGGCGTGACGCTGACGCTCTCCCCTATTGCGGATGAATTCCCCGAATTGATCCCGATGATGATTCTGGCGGCGACCGATTACAACGCGCGGAACTCCACGCAGAACTATATGTTCCAGCTTAACTTTGACGTGACCGCCAGCGTGACCAGTTCCGCTGACGCAAACGCCTATGACGCGCTGCGAATCAACTATTATGGAAACGTGCAGCAGGCCGGGCAATATGTGTCCTTCTACCAGCGCGGCAACATGATGGGCGGCACGACCGACGCGGTGGATCAGAACACATACGCCAATGAGATTTGGCTGAAGGATTCTGCAACGGTGGCGCTCATGAACCTGCTGCTGGCCCTTTCACAGATTCCCGCGAACAATACGGGCCGCGGTCAAGTATTGAGCCAGCTTCAAGCGGTGATCGCCCAGGCGCTTTATAACGGCACGATCATCGTCGGCAAGGGCCTCACCAACCAGCAAAAGCTTTTCATCACCAACGCCACGGGCGATTCTACCGCTTGGCTCCAGGTGCAAAATAGCGGTTACTGGATCGATGCGGTGATCGAAACGTATCAGAATGAGGGTGTGACCAATTACAAGATCGTTTACACGCTTATCTATAGCAAAAACGATGTTATCCGCCTCATCGAAGGCCGCGATATCTTAATTTAAAGGAGAGACACCATGGTTCAAAATGTTAGCGGCACCGGAGTAGTAGTGGTTCTCCAGACCACAGTTACATTCCCGATTGCTTTGACAATCTCGCAATTCGCGGATGATTCCGACCCCCTGGATATTTCGGCGCTGCAAATCGCTGATTCCGCGATGGGCCTGAACGGCGATCTGCTGGTATGGGCAAAGGCTGCTCCGATCCCGCTGACGCTTAACGTCGTGCCGGGTGGCCCCGATGACGTGAACCTGCAAATCCTGGGTGATGCGAACCGGGTTGGCCAGGGAAAGGTAACGGCGGGCGATATCGTCAACGCAACGATCATGTATCCCGACGGCTCGATCGTGGTATTGACCGGCGGCATCATGAAAAACTATATGCCCGGCAACAGCATTTCCTCCTCCATGCGTCTGAAAACCAAGCCATACGTTTTCGAGTTCCAGAACAAGGTGTAACCCATGTCATTAATTAAGCCGAAAGAACTGATTATCGAGGATATGGACGGCAATTCGATCACTGTCATTATGTCGCGCTTCCCGGCGACGATTGGCCGCGAAATTGCATCGAAGTATCCGATGGCGAACCTGCCGAAAATCGGTGATTACAAAGTCTCGGATGAGACGATGGAAAAGCTGATGGGCTTTGTCGGCATTCCCCAGAAAGATAATCTGCAACCCATCCTGCTCAAGACCCGCGCTCTGATCGACAATCATATTCCAGACGCGGAAACATTGATAAAAATAGAAATGGGCATGCTGGAGTATAACTTCACTTTTTTTCGGAAAGGGGCGATCTCAGATTTCTTCAACGAGTTCGTGCAGACGATAACCGGGAAAGTTATCGCAATGTTGACCCCATCATCGGAACAATCATCAGCGCAAACGCAGCAACCCTCCACGAGCTCCGAACCGTCTACGACCTCGAAGACGCCTTTATCATCTGGGAATCAATCGTAATCCCAAGATATAACGAGCACGTTGCTATGGAAGCTGCGGCAAAAAAGAAGGGTAGATGACATGGCTGGCGGTAGTCCTTTCCAAACGTTTTATCTGATGTTTAAGAACAACGCCAAAGAGACGGAAAAGGACGTTGTTAAACTCGGGGAAACGACCAAGAAAACGAAAAAAGAAATTAAAGACACGAAGGACGAAACCAACCAGCTTGGCAGGGCCTTTACGGATGCCGTGGAAAACGGCGGGCGCGCCCTGGCGGCATACGTCAGTTTTAATGCCATGAAAAACGGCATCGTGAATACCCAGCAATTCAACCGTGAACTCACCATAAACTCGAAACTTTGGGGCCAGAACGCGAATGAAATCGCAGCATGGGGCGCTGCGGTGAAACAGGCGGGCGGAAGTGAGCAAGGGCTTTTTAGCTGGTATCAAGGAGTTCGGCAACAGAACGCGGCGCTTGGCCGCAGCGCTAAGCCGATCGGCCAGATCATGGAGCATATCGCCGGGCAGGTGAAGGGAATGGATCCGGCAAACGCCCAGCGTATTTTTGCTATGTATGGACTGTCGGACCCCGGCGCGCAGGCCCTTTTGATGGGAAGTGCGGAAGATCGCAAAAGAGCGATCACCGAAATGGAACAACTCACAAAAAACACTCAGGACGGTGCGGCGGCGTCACAGGAATTCGGGACCTCATGGGATAAACTCACCACGTCCCTCACGAAGTTCTGGACGGCGGTCAACAGCATCATTCTGCCGCCGCTGGCGCAATTATTCAACGGACTGACCAGCTTTTTCAACATGATCTCTGAAAACGGTCCGGCATCCGCTGGGTTCTTCGGGATCATGACCGTTGCCACAATCGCATTCAGTGCTGCGATCGGGAAACTCGCAATCGGCTTCCTGGCGCTCAGTTCCGCCGCTCTCAGCACCATTCCCGCGATCGTCGGGGTGATGGCGCCAATTCTCGCCGCTGTCGGCATCGGTGCGGCGGCAGGATATGGACTTTACAAGGGCGGGAAGTGGCTGGCCAATGGAATCACATACGATGGGCCGGCGAGCGGTGGCGTAGATTCCAGTTCTGCCATGAATTATTTAATGTCGAAGCACGGGCTTTCCTCGGCACAGGCGGCGGGCATCGTGGCCAACATGCAGGCGGAGAGTGGCGGCAAGGCCGGGGCAATTGGTGACGGTGGCCGTGCACGCGGATTGTTCCAGTGGCATCCGGACCGGCAGGCAAAGATCCTGGCGGGTACAGGCATCGATGTTACAAAGGCATCCTGGGCGCAACAGATGGATGCGGCGATGTGGGAACTCAAAACCAGGCCCGAACACGGCGCATTCATGGGCGCAAAAACCCCATTTGATGCAGCAAGCATTTTCAGCCAGCGTTTCGAAGTGCCGGCCGGCGGCATTGGCGAGGCGATGAAGCGCGGAAATATGGCTATGCAAATCGCCGGTTCGACGCCTTTCGCTTCACAGACAAGTTTCGGCGGCGGCGGCAAGGGCGGAACGAATGTAAGCGTTGGCGAAGTCACCGTGAATACCCAGGCGACGGACGCCGCCGGTATTGCACAATCGATCGGCGGAGAATTGCAGCGCCAGATTCAAAACATTTTCTCCCAGAACAATGATGCGGTAGCATACTGATATGCCAATCGGACCATTCAACCTCAACAGTTCATCGATCACGCAGGACCTTGTTTTAGGGCTCAACCTGTTGACGGGATCACTGAATGCCGACGTGGTTGGCGTGTTTGATCAGGACAGCTTCAGGCAATTATTTGAAACGGCCCGCCCGATGAAGGCGTTTATTCGTGAAACATCGCGCGTGATGGAGCATCCCCTGGAAACCGGCGCCCTTATTGCCGATCATAAAATCACAGACCCGCGCACCATTGAACTTCTCATTATCGTAAACGCCGCGGATTTTAACAGCGCGTTTCAGCAAATCCGCAATAGTTGGCTGAATTCGCAGCTATTGATCGTGCAGACAAAGGCGGCGGTCTATAAAAACATGATTATCCAGAATCTGCCCCGTGAGGAAGATCCGGACCGGTTCAACATGACCACGATCAACCTGCAGTTAAAAGAAGTGCTTTATGCGACAGATATAGGCACGACGGCCCAGACCAGCGTTTCCTATTATTCTCCGGCCAATCCGGGCGACCAATCCGCAGTTTTGCGCGGGCTCCTTAGTGCTGTCACCGGCGCCAGTTCTGTATTCAGCGCCATCCACGCCGCCTCAACATGGGGGTTCGTACGGTAATGCAAATCATCCCCTTATCCGCAATCCCGAATCAGGAACTATCTGCCATCCTGGATAGCAACCAATGGGACATTTCCGTTAGATTGGTGAATGACGCGATCGCGGTATCGCTGACCCTTAATAACGTGGTGGTCGTGCAGAACGCGCGGGCCGTTGCAGGCATGCGGATTATACAATCGATGTATCAGCAAAATGGCAATTTCGCGATTATTTCGAATAACCAGACCGTTCCGGATTATACACAGTTCGGAACCACGCAGTTTCTGGTTTATACCTCCCCGTCAGAACTTGCGGTTTCTCAGGCTCCCCCGGAGGATAATGTCCCGGCGGTGTATTTCGACCCGATCGCCCCGCTTCCGTTGCGTTTTGCGCCACAAGGTTACACCCTAGCGGAGAGTTGAGCCCATGACCTCAGCTTTTGATCAGCGCATCATCCGGGTAACTATCGACATCAACGGGACGATCCAGGAATATAAAAATGTCCGCATCGATATCCGGGGCACGAAATACCGCAGCGCACAATTCAGCCAAGCGGAAATCCGGATCTTCAACCTCACCCGCGAAAACCAACAATGGATTCTGACGAAGGCCAGCCCGTTCGCATTGCCGCCAGCACAATTGACGCCGATCAACGTCACGCTGGAAGTCGGGCGCGAAAGTTACGGCACGTTCACCCTTTTCCAGGGCGCGGTTTTTGCTGCCGGAATAATGCAGCCGCCGGATATGGGGCTTGTGCTGCAAAGCCTGACCAGCAACTTCCTGCTGGCAAACACCACGGCTGTTGCCTTCCCCGAAACTACCACGCTTGGCCAGATCGCCACACAATTGGCGCGATCGCTGAATTGCACGCTGCAATCCCCGTCTGCGAACCTGTCGCGCCAGATCGTGAATTATAGCTTTACCGGCGCACCCGCGAAGCAATTGCAGCGACTGAACGAAATGGGCGTCGTTGCATATGTCGATAATAACGTCCTGGTCGTGGTGGACCCCGAGCAAGCCCGCACCGATAACACAATCTTAATCGATTCGATCAGCGGCCTCGTCGGCGTGCCGCAGGCAACGACTATGGGATGCACCTGCCGGGTCATGATCGGCCAGGGCATCGAGGTCGGCGGAAAAGTCGAGGTGGTGAGCCAGCAAAACCCGTCCGTGAACGGGACCTATATCGTGCAACGCCTTGATTTCGAAGCGTCGAACCGGGAACAGCCGTTTTTCTACACGCTGGATTGTCTTAACCAAGCATTTTACACGGGGCAACAATGACGCAAGCCTCCCCCCCATCATCGAATTCCGCCAATTATACCAGCCTTTCAGGGGCGATCGCTTTTGCCATGCGGAAGTTCCTTCAGGACACGGACGATATGCTGCCCGCAAAGGTGCTGGCCTATAACCGCACCACGAACCGTGCCCAGCTTCAAATCATGGTGCCGATGGTTACAACGGGCAACCAGGTCCAGCAACGGGCGACGATCGCCAGCGTGCCGGTGATGCAGCTTGGCGGCGGAGGGTTTGTCGTTTCGTTCCCGATATCGGTCGGAGATATAGGCTGGATAAAGGCGAATGACCGCGATATTTCCATTTTTAAATCAACCCTGAACAATGCCAGCGGCCCGCCAACGCAGCGCCTGCATAAGTTTTCCGATGCAGTTTTCATCCCAGACACGATGTTTAAAGACGTGGATATCGCGGAAGAGGACGTGGATAATCTGGTTATCCAGAACCTCGCCGGAACGGTGAAAATAAGCTGGTGGTCAAACCTGCTGAAAATCATTGCCCCGCGTGTAGGTATCGGAGGAACGCCGGACCCCAACGCCATTTTAGATGTTCAATCCACGACCAAGGCCTTTATCCCGCCCAGGATGACGATTGTGCAGCGTGACGCCATCCCCTCACCTGTCGGCGGAATGATGGTATGGGTGACTGACACGCAATATCTTTCAATGTATAATGGACTGACGGAGGCATGGAGTTAACCGATGGTTCAGACATTCGCAGTCAATAACGATCACGACATATTTCTGGGCAGCGATGGCAACCTTTCGATCGCCACGGGGATTCAGGGCGTGTTGCAAGCCTGCGAAACCGCGACCTATGCCCAGCTTGGCGAAATGATACTGGCAACCACTTCGGGCATGCCGAACTTCCAGACGATCTGGGTCGGACAGCCGAACTATCCGCTGTGGAATCTTTATCTTCGGAATACGCTGCAGGCCGTGCAAGGGGTCGTGAGTGTGCAAAACGTGCAAATAACCAAGAACAACAACACGCTGCGCTATACCGCCACGATTGAAACGCTGTTCGGAACGTCTCAATTTTCAGGGAGCCTCACACAAGGATAATTTATGGCAGAAAACGCATATCAATATATCACCCCGACCGGAACGGTGGTTCCTGATACCGAAACAATCCTTGCCGAAGTACAGGCGGAATATCAGGGTATTTTCGGTGCTGATCTGGTAGTGACGCCGGACACTCCGCAGGGCATGCTAATTACCGCCGACGCACTGGCGCGCACGCAGGAAGTGCAGAACAACGCGGCGCTGGCGAACCAGATCAACCCGAATATCGCGGCGGGGACATTCCTTGACGCCATCCTGGCCCTAACCGGCGTGCAGCGATTGGCCGCAACCCAGACGGTCGTTCCAGACGTGACGCTTACCGGCGTTACGGGCACGATTATCCCGGCAGGAAGCCAGGCATCAACCTCAAGCGGCATCCTATTCGAAAGCGCCAGCGAGGTCACTATTTCCGGTGGCACGGCGACGGTTGATTTTATCGCTGTGGATTATGGGCCGATCTCCTGCGACGTAGACGACTTGAACCAGATCGTTTCAAATATCAACGGATGGGAAACGGTTTTAAATTCCGTGGCGGGCACCCTGGGGCAATCCGTGCAATCCGATCAAGCGGCGCGCGCCATGCGCCTGAACACACTGGCATTTCAGGGTGTGGCGCTGGCCGAAGCGATCACGTCCGCGCTCTATAATGTCCCCGGGGTATTGAGCCTCAATTTTCAGGAAAATACCGCCGCCACAACGCAGGTAATTAATGGAATCACTATGGTTGCCCATTCCGTCTGGGCCTGCGTGGATGGCGGAACAGACCTTGATGTAGCGGCGGCGCTGCTGGAAAATAAAAGCCTGGGCGCGGCATGGAATGGTGGCACGTCCGTTTCGGTCGTGGAACCATCCAGCGGACAGACCTATACCGTAAAATTTGACCGTCCAGACCCGGTAGAGTTCCTGGTTCGCGTGACCACCTCAAACGGTAACGCGGTCAATATCAAGAACACGATCATTGCGTGGATGAATGGCCTTGTGGACGGCTTGCCCGGCCTGACGGTTGGAGAGGATGTTTCCCCATTCTCGATTTCGGCAGCGATCAATTCGCTTTATCCGACCTATTTCATTTCGAAGGTGGAATTGACGGATGATACCATGACGCCAGCATGGTCCACAGATACGCTGGTGATAGCCGTCGATGAAATCGCATTTACCCAACTCAGCAACATAACGGTGGTGGTCTCCTAATGGCCGAAACTATCCAGCCAATAGATTATTCCGTTAACCTGCTGGCAGCAGTCCTGTGGCAGTACGATAACGCGACAAATCTGCAGGCAATCTTGCGGGAGCGCCAGGCATGGTACACCGAAAACCAGGAAAAATTCTGGACGGATTGGAAGGCGGACGTTTTTGATCTGTCGACCGCCAACAGTTTCGGCCTTGCCGTGTGGTCAATTATTCTCGGCATGCCAATTTATATCATGGCACCATCCGGCACCGGCGAAACCTGGGGCTTCGGGGAGTTTCACGTCAATTTCAACCGTGGAAATTTTGGCGCTGGCAGCAACGCCACTATTCAATTGTCCACGGAAGACGCCCGCACGTTGCTTCGCCTGCGTGCTTTCCAAATACAATCAGCGGGTTGCGTGCCGGAGATCAATCGGGAATTGGCTTATATATTCGCTGCGGAGCGCCCTGCCCCAAACATTCCTGCCGCATTTGTGATTGATAATCAGGACATGACCTGCAGCTACATTTTCAACTTCGAGCTGTCATCCTCGCTGCAATATGTGATGCGATATTTTGATGTTCTGCCAAGGCCAGCGGGTGTACAATCTAATCTAATTATAAATTTCTCCGGAACGCTGGTCACTGAGGATGGTGCCGATAATTACATCACGGAAGAGGACCCGCAGGAGGATTATACGGAAGAGGATGGAACGACTGTTTATACCGCCGAAGATGGCACAACGCCTTATACCACTGAGGGCGATAGTATCGCCGGAAACTATGTCACTGATTCATTAATTGTTGGAGTAGATGCATGAGCCAATTTTTCTTCATAGTTCCATTTGCAAATACCGGGGATGTTTCGCCCGTTCCCGTTGACGCGCAACCAGACGGCTCGGAAAGCTTTGAAAAAGGCTTTCCCATAAATTACCAGGAGGACCCGGACAGCGAGCCGACGGCGAAACTTATTGACCGGGAGCAATTTAACTATCTGATGAACCTGATCACGGGCAACATTCAGGTTCTGCAGACTCGCGGCTTCCCCGATTTCATCACGACTTCCGACAATGACGGTGTTCCATACCCCTATGAAATAAACGCGATTTGTCGATTCACGGGTGGATGGGCCTCGGCTGGTGCGGCGAACTATATTTCGTTGATAGCAGCAAACACTACCGATCCGACGAACCAGACAAATTGGGGCCTTATCGCCCCGTCCCGTCCCGAGTTAACCGGCACGATAAAAACGGTCTCCGATTCGGTAAACCTGCCAACTGGATATATCTGGGCGAACGGGCAGACGATCGGCAATGCCGCTTCGAATGCGACGGCGCGCGCCAATGCGGATACACAGGCGCTTTTCAATATCTACTGGGCATATTCACAAGCGGTTCTGCCCATCTATACTTCAGCTGGTGCCTTATCCGTGCGCGGCGTTTCCGCCTCTGCGGATTATGCGGCCAACAAGGCGATTGCCGTGCCAAACCTCATGGGCAGCGTGGTTGCCGGTCTGGATGGAATGGGTGGCGCACCGGCAACCAGCCTATTGACCACGGCAGGATCAAACATCAGCGGGGTAACGCCCGGAGCCTCCGGCGGCGCGCAAAGCGTATCGCTCACGGCGGCCCAGAACGGACCGCATACGCACGGCCCCGGCGGCGGCGCAACCAGCTTCCGCCAGATAGGAGCAGCCGGGCGTATCATGCAGTTCTCGGCCGGCAATCCGGATGCTCAGGAAATAGACTCGGCAACGACGGCGTCATCCGGCAGCGGAACGGCGCATCTAAACGTGCAACCAACCGTCGTGTTACCCATCATCATCGCTTTAGGAACCGCTTAGGAGTTAACCCATGGCTGACGTTAAATTAAGTCAAATCGCTTCAGGTGGAGCATATAACCCGGCAACCGATACCCTGATC